CTCTTCTTTGTCATAACCGCCAACCCATCAGACATCGAATCCGTAAACGATGTGTCTATCCCAGCGTCACTTGCTTTTGATGCCAAATCAGATTTCATATTACTATAAAAAGTTTCATCATCAAGTTTACCTGAACTATCCAACCCTAATTCTGAGGTCAATGACGATATCTCACTCTGAACCGAAGATATCATTGACGAATCACTCAAACAACCCAATGATGAATTTATATCAGATATCAATCCATCCAATCCCAATGATCCTAAAAATGACCCTATCTGACTATATATACCTGATATATCAAACATTTGTGATGGCATACCAGCCAGATCAGAAAACCCACTTAATATATCATCAACCATCCCAAGACCATTATCTGACAAACTTTTTATTGACCCAATCGCACCACCAAAACATCCTCCTGTGATATCATCAATATCATCAAGAACTGCCAATTTGGTTGATAACTGAGAATCAAAATCTCCTGCAATATCTTCCAAGTCACTCACTGATGGGACATCTGGTAAATTATTATTATCTAATGTCTCCAATATACCATCAATACTACTCGTTTTCTCATTAATTAATCTCTTTGCGTCACGAACCTTTGACAACTGTGACGCTATACTATTACTTACCCCAGCATCTAAACTCGTAGCACTCTTGACAAATGTCGGTAAAGCCATTACTAACCTCCTGCGAATACATCACCTGATCCTGTGTCAACGGTTGAACCACAAGATATAGGATCTCCAATACGACCTAATTGTTTTCCGTTTGCAAATACTGTCCCAGAACCAGCAAGTAATGTAGCTCCGTGTGGTGAAGAACCGGGACATGCGTGTGGTTCCCATGCATCATTCTCTCTATGAACTGGTATCCCATTAGCATATACATCACCAGAACCCTCTGACGATGGTCTTGGAGGGGCACCACATGGATCACCTGTACTATAATCACCTAATCTTGTTACTGCGGGCATACTCCCTCCCAATATTAATTAAGATCAATCTGTGCTCCTGTTATTTTAACATTCCCACCAGCAGTGATTGTGATATTACCTGTTACTGATATATCCCAATCACCACCAACAGTCTGTGTCTTATCTCCAACTATAGACTGTGTTTCATTGGCACCAACATCTTCTGTTAAATTATTACCAACAGTTATCTTTTGGTCACCATCTATTTTGTTTGTCTCATCACCTTTGACATAAGATTTCTTATCGACATCAACAGTCTCACTATCGTCACCGAAAATGTGTTTGTTTCTGTCACCTTTAGTTATCTCAAATCTATTACCTTCGTTTCTAAAAACAACATTGCCATCAGCATCAATCTCTATGTATGTGTTTGATGGATGAAATATATGTACTCGTTCTGATCCCGTAGTACTGTCAATCTCAACCGTTATTCCTCTGTGGGTAGTCAGAACAATATTTTTTGGATACTCTGCAGCAAACGCGGATTCTGGTTCATCCCACGTTTCATCATCAGACTGAACGACACCCAAATCAAGATTGTCATTCTTGTGATCAACTATTGTCCCATCAGATATACCTCTGGATAATCTGTGATAATCAGACTCACCTAATCTATCACTTCTTGGATAATCTCCATCAGGATCATTAAACCCCTTAGTTGGATCTGATTCCTCTATTGGTAGACCCGGAACTGTAGCGAAATACCTCAATGACTCCCAATTTCCACCCTCAAAGAAACAAAAGACATGTGACCCTTGTAACGGTACAGAAAACAAACCATGACCACTCATAGACCCTTCTATGAGTCCGAGTGCTGGTTCCCCCCACGGTAGGTTGTCGGTTGAAATACCTTCCTGTTGACCTTCTTCTTTTAATTCGTCATGGACACCCCACACCCGTATCTTACACCTACCCAACTGATCAGGATCATTGTTATTTTCTATTACACCTCTGTAAATAGCACCAAACTTTGATGTACTTGGTTCAAGGTGTCTCATATCTGTTCTTGTCGCCATCGTTTATCCTTATATGTTAGTTTTTTTGGATTTAACTAATGTTTTGTTTGACGAATCACTGTAACCATTCTTAATACAAACCAATTTCTGTTTATATCCACCAGCCACATCATTACTAAGATAATGTGTCACTGATTTTACCAAATACTTACCATCCATTTGTTTATTCTGGACCTCTTTGACCTCGTTTTTACTAGGCCACAAAACTCGTATCAAACCACCAGCACATCTTCTCTCATGTCCCTGTACTGTTATTTCAAGTAATTGTTGTTGACAATACTCTTTTATCCAGTTACCATACCATATATTATCTAAAATGTCTTCATTAGAATCACCATCAACTTGTTTTTGTGGTCTTTCTACAACCAATGACTCAGAAAATAAAGTCTTCTTCCCTAGAATAGTGAATCTATCTATAGCATCAGTATAAGTATAATCTCTCCGCAAAAGTTTCTTACGTTTGATATCATATCCCAACAAGGTACCACCAACTAACGACTTTAATGCAGTAAAATCAACGTGTTGTATACTAAAATCTTGAATCTTATTGATATAAATCGGATTTTGTTGGTCAAACCCATATACATTATCATCACCTATCGGTTTCATATAATTTGTCTGTGACAACAAAGACTCTAATGTTGTAAACGCATACTTGAAATCCTTCTTATCCCCATACCTATAGAACAAATACCCTGATTGTCCTGACTTTAACCCACTCGCTCTATTCATCAACCATACAATACTCTCAGATGGTGTCTTTAAATGAGTATCAAAATGTTCTATAGACTCTTTTGATTGTTCAAAATTCTCTATCTTGTCTATACCCAAGTGGTTCTCGGCAATGTCTTTTACTATTGTTGATATCTTTTTGTTTGACCATGCCTTACACCACTTACTTGAATGGAATTGTTGGAAATGTTCATCCACCAACATTAACTCAATTTTAACATCACCATGCATCTTAGATTTCGCCTCTGGTGTTACTTTGTTGATCTTGTATATCTTCATATCAATAGTTCTGTAGTCACCAGAACCAGCAGTGTTACCAAATGTTATTCTGAACGTTTCGTTTCCGTTGATAACACCGAATTCCATTAGACCTATCCGATCCCAAAAACTTATCTTTCCTGTTATTGACAACGAAAATATATCCTCTATTAGATATACATATTCTACAGCAGACCCTTTCAGTAGGATTGTATCCTCACTGTCTGTTATTATTTCAACAGAAAAAACCTCTGTACCTAATTGACCACCCAAACTCATTATAAACCCTCAATTTTAGAAATATCATCAAATATTGTATAAATATTGTTGTATTTTAATATACGCAAAACATTACCCTCTTCCAATTCTTCATATGGATTTGTTATCCCATTAAATAAAGCAACAACCCACCATAAAAATGGCGTACTATAAAATCTATATGATATATCATCCAACCAATCATCATTTTGTACCATATAATAATCAAACATTATTTCATTGTTATATACATCATCGTCAACAACATAGGAACGAAATACGTTCAAGAACACTTCTCTTGTGTCACTATCTTGTAATACAGGATATAACCGTAAACTTGATGATACAGGTAAATCCCTATCATAATCAGATAAACTTAATATTGACATTTACTACCCCCTGCTCGTTGTTGTAGATTTTCTGGTACTCGTTGTCATTTTTTTATTCTTTTCTGCACTTAAAGTTGATCTGTACAAAGGATTAGCGTCAATAAAATTAATGTCAACCGTAGCCTTTGATGGGTAACCATCAATCCAAGGTCCGTAATAAGTTGGGGCGACTGATTGAATAGCAACAGTTTTAACACTTATGATATCAACAGAGTTTCCATCACCTGTGTATGTCTGCAACCTAAAAACATACGGATAACTAAACTGTGTACTTCCTGTCATAATTTCAGGACAAGAATATTCAACCAACTTCTGAACTGGAACGTATACATCGTTGTAAGTATCTTGATATACAACAAAATCCAATTGAACCTTAAATGCTCGTCTGGTTGAGTTTGTATACAAAATAGGATTATCTGCCTTGTGTCCATCGGTTATAGATACTCCACCCTCACCCAACAATGAATTGTACTGACTCCCAACCTTAGCCTTTATCTCTTTGAATGCACCTGAAATAGACGACAAGTCTTCCCATGTGTGATCTATATTATAACTCCATTCGGTTGGCATCAAAAACCACATAGGACTTTCACCTTTTAACTCGTTTCCGTTAAATGCATCCACCCTTGACCTGATGTTTTCTAAGTTTAGTGCCCGTGGAATGACCTGTAACCAAAGAGTATCCTTTGATTCAGCCCTTTCTCTATCTATACCGTTTGGATAAAACTGTCCACCAAAATTATTTGCCATTATCCACCTAACCCCCATGTCTTATTATGTAACATCATACCCATGTTTTCTGGGTCTGTAGGTATATCATTATCTCTACTTTGTATGCTATTCATAATATTAGTTTGTTGTATTGCATTCCGTTGTCTCTCATCATTCGCTGTTGTCAATGTTGAATTAGTAATATCCAATTTTCTTCCTGTATCCTCAACAGCCGATGTCTGTCTTCCTGTCTGTTCTGCCCTCGCCCTATCTTTATCAGCAAATGACGGTAACGATGACACAACCTGTTTTTTCGCATCCAACGATGCCATATAAGTGTCAATCTTCTCAGTTTGCTCCCTGTCCCAAAGATATGCACTACTAGGATATTCTTTTTCTGACCACCCACGACTTGCCAGAAATGCTTCATACTCTTTCCTCATAGTAGGAATATCTTCTTGTAATTGATCCACGGTCTTTCCACTAGGAGAAGTTCTCAGTGATATTCCATTTACTTCCTCATCAAAAAAACTAACGTCTCTATTTCCTTTCGAATATCTACTATAATAGGGAGAATATTCTGATTCTTTTTTTACTATACTTGGTGTACGACTTGATGCTGGAGCAGAAACTTCACCATCTTCATCATCGTCACCAAAACCGGGAATCCAACTTGTAGCTTTATCCCATATCTTCCCAGCGGCACCCATAAGACCATCTTTTATAGAAGTGAATACCTCACCGACTTTCCCAAAAAATCCCATTAACGAATCCCAGATACCACCAATCCATCCTGTAACACCATCATACAGTTCTAATATAGCGTCCTTACCAAAATCAACCTGAAAATCAACCCCAAACATTTTTAATGCAGTATTAATAAGCCATTCTGGTATCATCAATAATCCATCATAAATATCCGCTATTATCAATCTAGCCATTCCAGCCCAATCACCATCTTTAAACATCACAGATAACTTATCAAAATCCTTAAATAAATTATAAACAATCTTACCAACTGACATCACAACGGCAATAACACCTACGATTATTGGGATTGCTGGAATCAACGTGGTAGTAACAAATGCTGTTATAATTGGAACAACCGCCATTAACATTGGACCGAGCCTCATCAAAGCAGACCACATACCCATACCGACATCCTTAGCCTTACTCAATCCTGCTTTCAATCTTTCCCGTTTATCGGCAAGCCAACGTTTAGCAGTTTCCCGTTTGTCAACAAGCCAACGTTTAGCAGTCTCATTTTTATCAACAAGCCAACGTTTAGCAGTCTCATTTCTATCAACAATCCAACGTTTGGCAGTCTCATTTTTATCAACAAGCCAACGTTTAGCAATCTCTCTTTTCTCAACCATTCTCTCTTGTTTGTCAATAAACCACATACGATAAGTATCTTTTTTGTTCTCCCACCACCGTTTAGTTTCTTCTTTTCTAGTACCAACCAATTCATTACGAATATCTCTCAAAGAAACAGCAGACTCTTTCTCGTAGTCTGTAGGACCAGAAAATAATGTCTTTCCGATAGTGAACATTGATTTTGATACAGCAACCAACGGTCCTGTTAGTGCATCAATTGGTGCCATAATAGCACTCATGTGCGTCTTAAAGTGACCACTAATCTCTTGTATTCCTGTCTTATAGTGTTCCATCATACCATCAGTCATTAACCTACCAAACAACGGAACTGTTGTCAGAACACTTGACCTCCAACTATCCAATGTTCTTGTAAAACCAGAAATGATTGGATATAGTGAACTACTTCCAGTTTCAACGATTTCATCCATCGAAGATTCGACTTTAACCATCGCATTCTTAATAAACTCTTTGTTCTCTTTATAAAACTCTTTATTTTTCATGTAACGTTTGATGGTTTCTTGTTTCATCTGATTTACCATAAACTTCTTGTCTTCATCAGAAGCCTTCTCATAAGCAAGACGTTTATTGTCATCACGAGCAAACTGAACAGATACATCGTGGGAAATTTCTTTAGCGAACGTATCTTCTTTACCAAGTGCTTTTGATACCATCTTGGCTGTCTGTTCAGAAGTCTTTGCATTCTCCAACCTGACTCTGTTCTGAAAACGTTCCAATGCGGCTATCCCATCAGTTGACATTTCCAAATTGGTCTTTCCAAGATTCACCAACTTCTGTAGATACTCTGATTGTTTCGCCAATTGACTTTGATTAAGTATGCTACTTTTATCTGTATATTTTGTTGTATTCGCCATTATATTCTCCAAAAAACAAAAGGATCTAAGAGTATTTATATCTCTTAGATCCTTTACGAATCTCATTAGGGTTAATTCCCTAAGATTATGTTATTTTTTATATGCTTCTGATTCTTCTTTCATGTCCTTTGACAACATTCCGACGATCATCTTACGCTCAAATTCTGGCATCGCGTTACTATCCGAAATTGTTATATTCGCCCCTCTTGCCAGAAAATACTGTTCTTTCAATATAGAATCAAGTGAACAGTCATTACACAGAACGAATATTAGATAAAAAAATCGTTTAATGGTATATCAACAACCTTTTCGTTCATACAACTCACACAAGATATGTCCTTCTTGAATACCACTCCAAACTCGTTATCAGTAAACCAATCAGTAAACACATCAAACACATCACTTTTGATATTATCAAGAATGTACTGTTTGTCTTCAAATGGAACGTTATCAAGTATACCAGATGGTGTATGAACCAATTTAACACAATTAACCAATGTTCCTGTTTGAATATCAATCTGTCTCTCACGCAAACTTAAATTCTTTTCGTTAGACCTACTAACAGCATTTTTCTGACCACCACGTGTCGGGTAATCAACTTCAAACTTCAAATCATCATTGATCGGTATAACAGCATCAACCTCTGGTCTTTGAACTACTTCCAGTTTCGTAAGATCAATACTAACCATGTTCTCTACACCACATTTAGGACACTTATACGTGAAACGATACATATTACCTTTCGTCACTTTTCTAAGCTCTAATAATAGATTAAACCTATCTTGTAGATAGAGATCATCTATATTAAAATCCTCTGTGATCACACAATCGGATATTAACTTGTCTAGTGCCCTCTCAACAACATAAGGATCACTTTCATCCTCATACGCAAGAATCTTTTTCATTTGACCGGTAGTGATAGGCTTTATCATTAATTCCTGACCACTACCAACCAACTTACAAGGAAATTCATAGGTTTCTATTAGACCTTTGATGTCCACAAATTTTGACTCACTCATTTATATATCCCCTTTGTTTTTTATGCTGACGCTTCTGTAGCAGAAGGTCCAGCTTGAATATCATCAATTACGTGATATTGGTATGTAAAGACAACATCAAAAGATGAAATCTCCTTATTACCATAATCCAAACTAATTTCACTTATAGAACTAGGCCATGCTCTGTGTAGACTATAATTCATAATTGAATTTCCATCAGAATCTAGTTGGGTCAAATCAACCTGACCAAAATAATCAGATGGTACCCCATGAGCATTACTCACAGGATCATGGATCTTGTTCATCCATTCCAGAAAATTGGTTCTGAGTGCATTTGCCGTATCAGATTTAAAATTAATGGTAAACTCAGCGAAAGTATTTGTTCCACCAAATTTATATTCGGCACCCTGCCATTTAGTTGTAATAGCTTCAATTGTTTGGGTTGGTAATGATGCTGTATTAACTAAATATGGGTGGTCTTTTAAAATCTCTACTGGACTGTTAGATATTCTCGCATAAAACAAATACCCTCTTGAAAAATCACTATACGCCCCAATAAAATCATCTATCTTGAATCCCATGTTTCCTCCTAATATTATAAGGTTAAGGGATCAATTAAGACCCCTTAACCAGATTGTTAATTATACTGCCGCTGCAGCTTCTTCAAACGATGCACCTGTTTTAGTTGCAACAAAGTTAAGAACAATAAATTCTGCTGTTCTTGTTGGTTTGATAAGAATATCACACCATAATTCGTTACGATCAACTCTCTCAGGTGTATTGTTACTATCGTCACAAATAACCTTGAAATCATAGATACCTCGTCTTGACTGTACATCCCTCAAGAAAGGGTTAATCATATTCACCAACAAACTTCTGGTAACCTTGTCATTTGGCTCAAACAAGAAATACTTAGCTGATGTTGAAATAGCTTTCTCTAATGTAATAAACAAACGACGAACATTGACACGGTTGAAAGCAGATGATTTAGCCAACATTGTCTTCTGACCCCAAACAACCTTACCTTGTCCTGAAAAGGATACGATAGGGTTAAGACCATTTGAGTATAGAATATCTCTGTTACCTTGTTTTGGGTTCCAAGCTAGTCTACGAACACCAGTAAGAACCGCTCTGTTAAGACCAGCGGGTGCCCACCAAGGATCTGTTACATCATCAGTTTTTGCATAAATCCCACCAATGTAACCAGCAGTTGGAATCCAACGATACTTCTGATTGTATTTATCATAAACTTCAATCCAGTTTCCGTAGATAGATGCATATGATGTGTTCTCATTAAATCCACCTTGTGAGAATGAACCTGTACCATTTCTCCAATCACGAAGTTGAACTGTCTCGTTACCTTTATTGTTAATAACCAATGTCTTTGGAACATCAAGAATTGCCATACAATCAAGACGCTCTTCACACATAGCAATGATATCTGATTTTACTGTTTCTGATTTACCAGAATCAAGGATTAGGTTAACATCAACAGTCTCAGGATCTTCATACAATCTATAAGCCTCAATGATATCAGCATCAGATGGAGCACCTGTTCCGTCACTACCACCAGCAAATCGATGGAATGTATCTACACATAACATAGATGGAAAGTCTTGACCTTCTAATGAAGATACATCAACCGAAATTCTAATGTAAGAAGATTGGTTATTAATGATGTCTTCAACAAATCTCTTACCACCTGTTTCATCAAGTGCATTTGGATCTGTTGATACATTAAATGTTTCTTTTGTAACCCATGTTGATTTTCTTTGTGGTTTCTCTTGAACCAATACCAAGAAATCTGTTGAACTTTCCAACTGTGAATCTATAGATGATAGTGCAGAAAATGCATCACCATATTGAGTTGTATCTAATGTACCATCTAACATACTCTTTTGTGTATCGTAATCTAAGAATGCAATTCTAATATTATCACCCCAATCACCTCTTGAAGAAGCAATGAACCAGAAATAATCACTTACATTAGTTACTTGTACATCATCACCAAAGTCATCAGGATCTTCACTTGGAAGAACACTAAAATCAAGATCTGTTCCATTAATATCAAATGTACCACCACCAGAACTTAAAAGAACCTCGTCTGTCTGTAAAACACCGTCAACGATATTCTCAGTGATGTTAACAGTAAAACCAGAACCAGATCCACCAGTTGTCTCAACGTTTATTGCGGTTGAATAACCAGTACCACCATCAAGAACCGAGAATGTTAAAACTGTTCCATCTGTATCAACAGTTTCTATGGTAAGTGTTGCGTCTTCATTACCACCTGTTACTGTAACGATATCCCCTTCAAGATATCCACCAACAGATAACAAATCACTCATTACTGTTGATGTAGTTGTTTCACCAGTTACATCAACACCATAACCACCACCGCCAGCAACAAGGTCAACTGTAACAACAACCCCATCAATAACATTGGTAACTTGAACAACAGCGTCAACTGAACCTTCTGTGTTCCCATTGATTGTAACCATTTCACCGATCTTGTATCCAGTACCACCAACGTTCAATTCCACTTCTGTTACCGAACCTACTGTGTCACCAAATGGTATCGTTACAGTAGTATCTACTGTTAGACCAACACCACTTCCTGTACCTACTGTTAAACTTGCAAATGTTGCATCTGAGTTTGCCACTCTTGTCGCATACAATTTGTTACCGTATTTCAGAAAACCCGCTGATGATAAAATATCTTCATATGATTCATCGGTTGGTTCCCCAAACGCACTGATAAGATCACTCTCATCCGTAACGAGTGTTTGTTTCTTTTCAGCACCTTTGTATGTTTCTCTAAGGGCAATAACTCCAATACTTGTAGCAACGGCTGGAATAGTCGTAGACAAGTCAATCTCGTTTACATCTACAAGTGGAGACAAATAAAAAGCCATAATTGTATAATCCTCCTAATTAATATTTCTTATTTCATATCTATCGTAAACTAAGTTCGCAGATGATTCCAAATTTTGCGACCCTTCACGATAGGTTAAACTTATTTCACCTAACATGTTTATCCAAACTCCTATAAGATCAACAACCATTATTTCTTCCTGAAAATTATCCAAGATTCTTAATGTAGCATCTATCTTATATTCGTTTCTTGTTCGACCATATCGGTCACTATTATTATTTATAAAAGTTATCCATTTATAAAGTGTTGACCAGTTATTAAATTTCGAATCAACGGTGAATGTTACCAACCAAGGTTCGAATGTTATACTTCCTGAGTCCTGATGTATCGTTCCACCCTGCCAATTGATCTCTGTTGTATCAAGTGTCACAGAAGGGATAACTGTTGTATGGATATTCAAAGTCAACCCCTGCATGTCTCGTATGTTGTCACTTACAGGAATTTTAGGGAAAATTAATTCAAAATTACTTGGTGTTGCTTTATTTAAATTAGTTCTCATTTATTTCTCCCCATTAATAACATGTTCGTATTTAAACAATTCTCTTATTGAGTCATCCACTGGCACACCTTCTACTGGAATCTCAGTCGCAAATAAATTTCCCTGCATTGACTGATTACCCAATTCACCTATCAACAACTCTGTATCCTCACCCCGATTTTCAAAAGATGAGTCACTTGTATATATGTTCTGAACAACACTATGAACTCTCTTGGTATCATATGTAGGTGAAAATAAATAACCTTGTACCTTGAATGTTAAATCCCAACGTAGTACTCTATAACCAGCCTCATCTAAATCAACAGTTGCCTCTTTCGACGCACTTTCATAAACAACACGTAGGTCCAATTTATCCGAACCTGATTCTCCATCCTCTGACAAACCATCTATGTTTAATTCTGGTATCGTTATTCTTATATATGACTCTGGTGTAAAAAATGGGAATATCTGTTCTACTATTTGTGTTATATCAACCATATACTCTGATGCAATCATAACTTTGAAAGTAAAATCATATGGCACTGGATTGAAAAATTGTTTGTTACTGGAAGAATCACTTGATAGTGTTACCTTGTGATTACGGTTTACTTGTCTATCCAGTGCATATTCAACGTTTTCCATCTCTATTGCCATTGTAGGCAACACTTGGTCACGAACATCACCAGCTTCTTTTAACTCTGTCCAATACCATTGTTTGGTTTTTGGAGCAAAACTCAACGGAACTTTTACATATTTAATAACCTCACCAGTTTCTTCATTGTATCTAGCAATAACTATGTCATTAAATAGATCAAGAAACTGGATGATGGTTTTTCTCATCACATTATAAAAAAAGTGTTGTTGTGCCATTATTCCTCACATCCCATTTCCATCTTAGCAAGTCTTGTGTAATAATCAGGGCATTCGGCAAGATGATCTAAAGCAATTCGTTTGGCTATCTCAGGGTTACTTGTGTGTTCATATTCAACTTTGATACCCATCTTGAGTTCTTTAGGGTCACAATCTTCTTCTTTAAGACCCTTTTCTTTAGCACGACCTTTATTTAAAAACTCATCTACAAAGTTTATGTCACCATCGGCTTCACTAACCAAACCCATAAAATCCATTAATCTTGACATCTGTATCCTCCATCTGTCTGTTATTCATATTTATCAAAAATATCACGGTAATCTTTATCTAAATAAAATATTATCCAGATCAGTATTGTCTATATAATCTGATTCAACCTCAACCCAATCATTGTCACCATATGTATCTGTAGATCTATCCTCTAAAGGTATACCAGTGTCTTCATATGTTGGATGTGGATCTTTGTCATCTTCAACATAAACTTCTGTTTCTAATAGATCATAACTACCATCATCATTTTTCTTGTAAGTTGAACCACAATCCAAACTACCAACATCAATATCCAATGTTGAGACTGGTACGTATGTCATTTCATCACCATTAGCATATATTAAATCAGCAGTCAAACCGTCAGGACTTATATGAATCTGTGTCCATCCAACTTTACCCGTATGGATTTGTTCAGCCATTAATGATTGTTCACTGTAACGATATGGCCTAAGAATAAATTCCCATACCAATTTCTTCGCCATAAATATCGATTGTTCTGCACCAACGTCTGCAATTTCATAATTTCTGTTATTCCACAGAGTTTTTATGACATCTCCTGCCATTGGAGTGATATCGGAAGTTGTTGTTGTAGAAATAATAAATGATGCGTTACTATCTCCACCAACTATTGTTATAGTGTCACCGATAACATAACCAGATCCTTTATTAAAAGAATCTAGTTTTATACTTGTAACTGACCCATTCGATGTGGTTATATCAACAACCAACCCCGTACCAGTACCACCAGTAGTGGATACTTGGTTTTTTGTTAGATATCCTGTTCCACCAATTGCCCCACCGATAGTCTGAGGAACACCACTTATAACAGCACCTATATCACGTGAAAATGTTGACTTAGGTATCAAAGAGTATTCTAATGTTTCATCTGATCGTATACCCATCATATCTATCATGTTTGGTTCATCTGATGGTTCATAGTATAATTTGGTGGTAACTGGATCATGATAATTCTGATTAGCATCTTCACCATAAAGTCTATCCATCTTAGACTTTGCCCTATAATATTGCACAGGGAATCCTGCTATGTCTGTATACTCACCAACAACAGACTCATACATACAATATGCTGGGTTATTCTCTGTTACATCATAAAGACTCCACAATGGAGTACCTTTTATGCAATTAGGAGGACATGTAGACATTTATTACTCCTTAAACCGGATCTGGTATTTGAAACCACATATCTCTGGTCATATCTCGTTCTGGATCTTCGATTGGATCACCTTGTGACAGTGTACGTACCTCTATCTTACTTCCATTTATATATTCAACTCCAACACCTTCCAACACAATATCTTCTCTGATCGATAGATAGTTTGTTATTACACCATCAACCTCTTCGGAAATTGTTGTTAGTTTTGTGTCATCAAAGAGTATCCATTTAGCATCTATTTGAGCCATTATAACCCCCTTCTTTTAATTTCTTGTTTGATTATTTTTATTTGTAAATCTCTTGGGGTTTTTTTCAAAGTTTTTTCATCTTCTCCCCCAGACAGATTGATTAAATCTTCATCTGACATTTTTCTGACATTATCCCTAACTTTTTTAGGGTCAGAAAAATCCTTGTCCCACCAAAACATTTTATTGAATTTATCACCCAAAGTATCTTTTTTTGATTCACCAAGATATTTTTTCACTATTTCATCAATCATTATCAGTCTCCTTTATATCCATCCATAAGTAATTGATTTTACATCATTCCTATACTCACACCGTACCCTTCGTACGCTTCTTCATCTCTAAGTGTCTGTTCTAAATATTCTTTTTCAGACTGACCTTCTGAGATCAAATCACTACCATCAAGACTAATACCTTGGTTACCCAATGAACTGAAATTAGCAAACTTTCTACGAATCAAACCAAGACTCATCTTTGACATTGCTGTAACATAATCAAGAATCCAATCTTCGTCATACATTGCCTCTTCAACATCTTTCTCAAAAGGTGTTGCTGATGTATAACTCACAACAATATCATCACCAACATTTAATATTAGATTCCCTGATCCATCAACACCATCTAACGCCAATCCATCCCACGAAACAATAGTAGAATCCTCTAACCTAAAATCAATCCCATAAACACGATCAAACGCACCAACAGTGATTTTCATCCCATCACCAACCGATACTGGATCTTCTGTCTCTAATGACTTATTATCAATCTCTTCTTGTGTTAATTTTCTATTCTCTATTCTTGTCGTATACTGTCTTGTTACACTCTTATTAGCCTTAGAGTTGTTTGGTCTACGACTCCGAACAGCAACATATGTGATAATAATTTCATCACCTATTCCTAACACCCCATCAAGTCCAAGATCTTTCCACGTCAATATTTTCTTGTCATTCGTTTCCATTTTGAAATCTTCTCCAAAATTATGAACGATACCACCAGCAGAAACAGTCACGTTGTCATCCCATACAGGCCA